TGCACGCTTACTCATATCTTGTTTTGAGAGCATCGGGTTACACCTCCAATTCATAGTTTTATTTTAACGTATAAAAAAAGACAAAGCACTATAAATAAGTACTTTGTCTACAATCTGAAACGACTCAAAATGAGTCGTTTTTTTTATACAAAAACACTATCAGAAATCGTCTGGATAATAGTTGAGTTATAAGAAGAATGTACATGAACCGAAATACCTTTTATCTACTATCATCTATCGTCAACTATATCTAATATCGAATAAGTTTTAGCAATAGATTTGATAAACGCCTTTATTTTCTGCTCATGATCAGATGGTGTTTGTATTTTCACTTGTGTTGCTACGGTTTAGAACTAGAAATAAAAAGCATTTCAAAAAACAAAAAAAAAGGCTAAAAACCTTAATCAATAAGGTTTTTAGCCAATCAAAAATCAATAAAATTATTTAACTGTTACTTTTTTCTAGCTCATCAACATCCACCATTAATCCTTATCTATTTACAATAAAGGAAAACTTGCAAAAGGTCATTGTTCATAATTATCAATGACCTTCCAAAAGTATGGTCAAAGTATGGTCATTTTCAATTCGAAGTTTATTAACTTGCAACAAAAACACCCGCTCGAAAAGAGCGGGCCACTAAAGGATTCAATCCGCATTAGTGAGGCTATTCTAATCTTACTGTCTTTTCAAGTTATGTTCAAATTATATGTTTCTTCATATATCCTAGTATATTAAAAAGCAATATGGATAAGACAGAATAATTACTTTGTATCTCAAATCTATATTAATAGTTAAGTAATAGAGTATTCATACATGCACTACCTAATTTATTGCTACCACCTGTATTATTTTGAAATACTTTAAAAATTTGATAGACTAAATTCTAGAACTAAAAACACTCACCTTTAACAAGCGAGTGTTTTTTATAAATATTTCCTGTTCATTTATTCACCTTATGTCTGGTTGGCCAGTGTACTTACCTATTACTTGAATTACTTTCATTTGATTTTTCTTTATTGGGTGCTGTTTTATTTTTGGAATTGTTTCTTTTTCTCGGTTGTGTTTGTTGGCTCTTCTTTTCTTTGCTATCACTCGATTGTTTATTCTGCTGTTCTTTTCCCTGTTGAGTTGAGCCTTCTTTCTTCTTAGCGCCATTTGTGTCACTACTTTGTTTTTTTCTAGGAATCTGCTGTGATTGCTTCGGCGAATTACTCTTTGGCTTTTCCGACGCTTTAGGACCACACGCTGCAAAACTAACTGTTGCTAAAATTCCTAGACATGCTAATAAAAATTTCTTCATATTGACCACTCCTATCATTTTTTTAGTACACTTAGAGTGTATTAAAAAGAATGAAATTAACTATGCCTATTTGCTTAAGCCATCAATAAGAAGCGCTTACAGTATTGTCACAACATTTTTTAATCATCCATAGATACGTTTAAATGATTAAGATTATTTCAATTTAGTACGCTGTAGAGTTAAAAAAATTCATATTTTTACAATACATGAACTTTTTATGAATTTTTTTTGATTTTAAACAATTTTTCTAAATAGTATGGTCATTTTCATTTCATTATCTATGTAACAATAACATGACGCACCAAGAAATACATCGTATTTTTCTTTTCAAAAAAAAAACTACTCTTTCGAGTAGCCCAGAATGAATATCATAAACTTATAGAAGATCGTCTAATATGATGACACAATCATTCTACCTAGTATATCTTCACTGGTGTACCGACAGGTATATTGTCAAAAAACCATTTTGAATCTGGCAATGGTAGTCTAATACATCCGTGAGATGCTTCTTGCCCTAATCGTAAAGCTTCTTTTTCCTCAACTTCTTTTTCATTATACATTAATACACTGTGAAAAAGATAAACACCATGTCCTGAAAACGATACCCAATTATATGCCCAATCATTATCTTCTTGCCAATAAAATTTATCTCCTCGTTCTGGTTCTATTACGAAATCTCCAGTTGGTGTTGGTGTTCCTGCTTTACTATCTCCAGTTGAACAAATCATTGTATATATAGTTTTGCTATTCTCCTTTATAAAAACTTTTTGTTCTTTTATGGAAACTTCTACTGATAACAGATTTGGCTCTTTTATTATTGGATACTGAGGTTCAGAGGGTTTATTCCATGGGTGAACAGCTTCTTTAGTATCTTCAATTTTCTCTTTACTTTCAGCTTTCTTTTCAGAAAAATCATCTTTACTTTTTTGTTGAGTATTTATTTTTTGATTCTCTAAAACATTATTACTAGTTATATTAGCCACTGAAATTGCAATAATAGTGACGAGAATAATAATGCCAACCAATATAATTATTTTTTTCATCTAAATAATCCTTTGCTTTATTTTTATGTACCCTGTAGGACTCGAACCTACGACCGGACGATTATTAACTCACCATCTGCTCTGCCTAACTGAGCTAAGGGTACCAATTATTATCAAAAGAGTCCTCAAAACTATTATCTGGTAAATAGTTTATTTACGGTGGTAACAATCTTCTTATCACTATGACTTAAATATATATCATCGTAAATATAAATAATGAAATAGTTATAGCCAAATTGTATCGAATAATTTTTGTTATTGTCAATGTTACAGATTATTCCTTAATTTAAATTTACAAACACTTACACATTCTTCATTCTTATTACATTCCAATAGTAGTAAGAAGCAAACGGGAGTTCATGTAGATATAATAAAAAAACGATTATTTATCAATCCTAGAGATGTCGATTTAGTATAAGCTGTTGCTTATTCATTTTAGATTATTTTAATCGAATCAGATTCACTTAGACAAAAAAACACCCGCTCATATAAGAGCGGGTTGTGAAAAAGCAATGTTGTTAGGTGATACAATAAGATTACTATCTTTTTATCTATTATTCAACTGATATAATCATTTTGCTGTCTAAAATACGTATGATATAATTATTAAAGAGAGTATCGATATGCACGCTATAGACTTCCCCAAAAGTTTTTAGTTATTGACACTCTCTTTTTATGATGGCGCCTACAGGTAGTTTAAGCCTTGCCTAAAATTATTGCAAGCGCTTTTCTTTTGTTTAAGAATTCTTAAACTATGATTAATTCTAATCAAAAAAAGACCCACTCCGAAGAGTGGGCGGGTATTAAAAAACGAATTCTTAGTACTGAGGATAAATTAAGGGTACTATGATTTTATTTATTGTTCAAGTCATGTGCTTTTTTTATAATCAGAGAAATCCTCGTTCTTTTATTATTAGCTAGGCTATGGTAGAGAATCCCGGCGAGTTGATACAGTTAATTGAAGAGCTAAAAAAAAGACCTCAGTCAGATTTGATTGAGGTCTTTTACAAATTCAAGTTTATATAATTCGGCATCAGTAATAATTATCTTTATTATTTTAATTTCATAACCATTACAACTAATCCACTATTGGTTTCATAATTCTCAATAACCGCAAACCCAAAATCTCTATAGAAATCAATTAATCTAGGAACATTTTCGCATTCAATCCATACATATCTTGCATTAATAATCTTTTTTGCTTCTAAAACGTTGTTATAAGCTGTCGTCAAAATCTGAGTCCCGTTTATAGCACTTATTTTTTTTGCTTTTTCGGAATAATTTTTACCTACTTGACCTATCAAATAGCTATTAACTACGTAACCACCAGATTCGGTCTTTGAACCATTCTGACACAATTTTCTTTGTTGAGCCTTGCTGAGATTATTGTAATTTTTTTTACTCATAATTAAAGATTTGTTAGCTAAAGAAAAATAACCAACCAATATAGATTCATCGTTATAAGAGCTAAACATTAAATGTGTAGTAGCTAAAGCGTTCTTTTCAAATTCTATTGCTTTTTCATGCAAAAAAAATTCCACATCATTAACTTGGCCAGTTATAGGATGTGGAATAGATTTAAATGTTTTTAGTAAGCTTTCTACACTCTCTAAATCCGGAGCAGCTTCTATCAAATTACTTAAACTAACAACTCGAATCCCCATCTAACTATTACTTCCAAAAAAAATATTTTTAACTTTTTCTTTGTCATCAATTACCATTAAATTTTTTACTACTTGCTTTCTAGGAGATTTATCATTAGATAATGCATTAATTAGTGAGTTAGCATTTTTTTTGGTAAATCTATACTCTTCAGTAAAACTTTTAGTAGCCATCACAATCGCCTCCGTTTATGTACTTACATAAGAATCTATAGGAAAAAGAACGATAAAATAATGTACTTGTAAAAAACAATCATACGTCATTTTACGCTTCAGATTTCTCATACTATAAATTCAATATACCATCATTGGTTTAGTTCTACAAGAAAAAAGACTAAAAAATTAGCTAATTTTGTTAGCTTATCTGATAGTAACTCAATAGTAAAAGTGTATATATCCCGAAAAAAATCACATTTCTACTATAGTAAGTTCGTATACAGTTTTACTAACAATCTAGTATACAAATTAGCTAACAATATTCGCAACTACATTAACAACTATATGTACTTCCCCTCAAAACGAGGGGCTATTTTTCACCGCTTAGGAATCGTCAAAACATACTCAGGAAAACGAATATCAACTGTTTGTCCATTGATCGTATTTCCGTTCGGATCGTTTGTTCGTCGTAACATCGGAAAGACTCTTTTCCCTGCAAATTTTCGGATATCCATTGTACCATCCAAACCAAATCGTAGGCCACTAGGTAATCCATATGCTGCATTCACATCGTCTCTGATAATACCGGCTGATTTACAACGCCCAATTTCAACATCCGGATTGTCGGCATCCATCCAGAAGACATATCCTTGATTTAAATACGCTGCACCATTGATTGGCACTAACCAAGCACCGATTCGAAAAATACCAAGAGATAGCTCATTAAACACTTCTAACTTCCCTACATAATTACCAACGGTTTTTGGTGGGCTCGCTAAGATAATTTGATCATGTGTCTGCGGTTGATTCTGAACAGTATTTACATTATTGGTCTGATTCACTCGATTTCGAATCGTACCTAGTCTTGAGTACAAGAATGGTCCTGGGCAAACAGTAGCGGCGCCTGGGGCATCTCTATGACCAATGACTGCAACTTTTTTCCCAAGTCGTTTCTCGATATCCTGAATTAAACGGACTAACGAATCGATAGTCTTCTCCGACACTTGCCAATTTGGCGCTCCTGTCGTGTTTGTGCACTCGATCCCAATGGAATAATTATTCGCCTGATTAGCGTGCCAAGCGATCTTATTTTCATCAATGTATGCTCGAATTGTCCCATCTGGACCAATACCATAGTGTGCGGAAGCTTCGACATTTCGCCAGATTTCAGGCATGCTGTTAAAATTTGTCCCCGCTTGATGATGGACCACGACCGTTGTAATTTGTGCATTGGTTCGAGTGCCAGACCATTTTGTTCCAAAGTTTTCAAACTGATATCTTGTTGCTAAACTTGAAATTCCCATCGTAAATTCCTCCAATTTTCTAATAAAAAAGAGTAACCGTTTGGCTACTCTTTTTCTTTATTTATCATTTTTCTTGTTAAGTTATTCATCTAAATGGATGACACTGTTTCCTAAATCAAATAATCCACCAGCGGCTAATCCTGAAACAGCTCCAGCCCATGCGTAGATCGCTAAATCTTGTGGTGCTAGAGTCACTGCGTATAGCACGCCTAACAAAATACCCGCAATCACATTGATCACGGGTAAGAGTTTGTAATCCTTCATTTGTGTTTTAATTAACCCTGTGACACCAACAACTAGTGGTGTAATAATACTTGAAGCAGCTAAGATTTCTGTCATTTTATTTTCTCTCCTTTCCAATTTGCTTAAAAATAGATCTGATTTGTTCTTCGATAATTGAAAGTCGATTGCTAGATTCTGTCTGATTTTTTTTAAGTTCCTTGATGGTCTCATTCAATTCACTCAGTGTGTGATCCATTTTCGTGAACATCGCATAAAATTTTGCAATACCAAAAATCAATGTAAAAGCCAGTGAAACAATTGCGATCCACTCAGCTATGGTTAACGCCTCCATAAGTCACCTACCTAATCCTCATTCTCTAAAATTATCTTTGACTGTTCCTCTGTGATCGCACCAAGTGCCAGAAACTGATGAACATCATCATCTGCCATCCATCCACGATTATACCAATCTTGAATTGTCTCAAAATTAAGCATTCTCTTGCCCCCCTTGAGTCAGTTCTCTTACTTGTTGTGACAGTTGTAGATTTTGTAACGTTAATTGCACAACCGACTTCCCTAGTGTGTCTGCTGTTTCTTGCAGCTCTTCGACTTCTTCTGGTGTGGCAGCACTCACCACGTTCCATCGTTGACGATTAAAATCAAATCCTATAATCACCACGTGTGGATCAATAGGTGGTGCGACTTCTGTGTAAGGGTGAAATACTTTTCTATCTTCCGGAGTAAACATTGGCCTCAGATCTTGTAAATCTCTTGTGTCAAAAATTGCTTTGTGTCCTTCCATTTTTGTCATCCTCTCTTTTCTAAGTCATTGATTCGCTGGGCTAAGTGATTTAACATGTCAATGGTTGGGTTCGCTATCTGATCAATCCTTTTGGGTATATATAAATTGGTTAAACTAAGCGCAACTGTATATTCTACTTTTGCATATGCCACCCGAATCGCATTTTGATTAGTTGCTTGTCGTTCAGGACCACGTAAGACCGCGGCTGCTTTGCCAACATGACCCAGTACTGTAGTACCGGTTATTAACTCAAGTGGAAAAGTGAGTTTATCATGGAAAGTGCTCTCGTGGCTTGCCATTTCTTGCCAGTTGAATCCGGTGTTTTCAGGCATTCTCCGATACCCAATGATCGGATATGAGGTGGTGGAATTGATATGCGCATAGGCTGTAAACTGAATATTCTTAACAAAAGGTTGAATTACAGCCAATTCCTCTTGTACTGTTTGTGGAGAAAAAAAAGTGAATAACTCAGGAAACCGTCGCTTCATATCACCGAGTATGTCCCATGTAAAAACAACTTGCATTCGACCATTTGAAGACGTTGCGCTAATGCTAGTATCAAGCCCATCATTCGTAGCTATTCGATTGTATTGCGCTTGTGTAATCTCTGTCCCTGCAGCAGCATTGCTTGGCAAAGAGGTCGAGAGGACGCCACCTGCTCTATGAACATTTTCGACAAAGCTTCCTCGAATTTTCCCAGTTAAATCAAGCAATGGTTCTCGAACTAGCGGTGCACCAAACATAAACTTCTCTAGTGTTTGATCAACACTTTCTTCTGTGACAAAATCCGCATCATCAAGTCGTTGCTCGATGTCACTGAGCCTTCCTTCTACCGTTGTGCGAATCTCTTCTTCAATTTCCTTCGCTAGGGCATCGATGTCAAAGGCCGCAAGGTCCGATTCAATTTGTCCAATTCGATTTTCAAATTCGGTCAAATCCTGATCAATTCCTGAGGCTTGTTCCAGAACCAAGTTTCGTAGATCCTCGAACCGCTTCACATAAAATTGCGCCATTTCTCCAAGATCTTGATCAAGCCAAGATTCTTGGAATTCGGTACTAAATGCCGGATAGTCTAAAGATTGGCCATTAGGAAACTCCACAAAAACATAAATGTTCACTGATCCGGAGTACGCGTAAATGTCATTTGGCAACATCACATTTACTTTTCCGGCTGTGGGATCCTCAATTTTGATTGAGCCATCAGCACTTTCAAAAATGACTGACTGACCTGCAGTCACGAAGTCAAAGCCCAAAATGATATTGGCTTCCGAAAGATCCAACGGCTCCCCCTTAAACTGAAAGTTGATCGTCTTTTTTGCGACGCGTTGATCATAACTGAAAAACTCTGTGTTGGTTGGTATAGGAGAAGAACGTTTTTCCGCCGTTTTATTTAACGTGATTTCACTGGTTACGTAGAGATTTTCCATCGTCCGTCCTCCTTCAAGCTTTATCTTCTAACGCCCACAGTTCTTTCAAAAATTCTTGAATTCCTTCACGGCAAGTCTTTTTGTTTTTTTGGTATAAATCGGGCTCTTGGATACTGATTGATGGTGACGTTGACACCCCTTTATCTTCATCGATCGAAGCCGATAGATAAACAACCATCGTTTCGTCAATCATGACCTGTCTATTCACACTAGTGCTTTTGTTAGTCTTTAACATCTTGGTTTTCCTCCTTTTCAAATTCGTCCATCAAGCGATCGTAAATGTCTGCTTCTTTCCCTGAAATCATACCGTTGTAATCAGCAAGCACCTTCCCAAACAAAGAAAAATTCTTGGCATATAAGCCACTTTCGAGCACGATTTCTTCATCTAACAAGGCATGTAGTTCTTGTGCAAACTGATTCTTTTCGGAATCTTTTACTTCATATCCTGTTTGGGATTCGTTGATGACCAGCTTCCCATCTGCATCTTTTTCACCATACTGATCATACAGTTCCATTTCTGACTCTTGCAGTCCCTCAATTGCTTTTAAAAGCTCCTTTTTGAATTTCGATCGGTGTCGACTAGCACTTGCTGCCTTTAAGTCCATTTTTGCAACAAAAGCTAACGCAGTACTTAATTCATAATTCTTTAGTGTAATCTTCATGCGATTTTCTCCATTTCTCGTTCTAATTTTTGAATACGCTGTTCTTGGCTTTCAACGATCGCGATCAACTCTTGATTGGTTTTCGTATTTAGATTGACTTGTTTATTCATATCAATCGACAAATAATGATTATCCCCATCAATGTTTGCTTGTAAGAAAGGTACCTCTTGGGCAATCATTCCAAACTGACGAGTAGTTGGTGGCGGAGTGTCTTTGTCAATTGGACGATAGTCTTGTTTCCAATCAAAATCAACCATGCGAATTCGCTTTGTTTCTTTTATGCCTGAAACAGAAGTTTCTTGGATATTCTCTTTCAAGCGGATATCGGATTGATTGGTTATGCTCCATCTATTCATGTTGATGTTGGCGTGCATCTGGATTGCAGCGTTATTTCCTTGAATTTCCATCACAGGTATTCTTTGTTCACTCGTTCCTGCGGAGTTGACTATTCGTCCCAACACTAAGCTATAAGAGTTTCTTGCAAAGTACGCGACGCAAGTTCGCCCACTCATACTGCTTCGCTCAAAACCACCAATACGTGTGCTTTGACCAGTGAAAAATTCAAGTCGAAGACCAGTCATTTCCATAAACCGCACGGAGGTGCTTTGCCAAAATGCCAACGTCGTAGGCGTCAACCTCAAGCTATTCCCCATGTTGTTAAAGCCAACTTGAATGGCATTTGTCGCTAATTTATCCGCAGTCACAGCTCGCGCGACGATCTTATCAGCGGTGACGGCTCCAGCAGCTATTTTGACTGCTGTCACTGATCCAGTTGCCAATTTGTCTGCGACGACCGATCCTGCCGTAATATTGCGCGCAATGATACCGTTTGTTGCAATTCGATTCGCTGTGATCGTTTCTGTCGCAATCTGATTCGCCGTGATCGTGTTCGTAGCAATCTGCGCTGCTGTGATTGTATTGGCAGCTATTTTTGCTGCCGTTACAGCCTCGGCGTTCAACTTGACTGTAGTCACAGCACTCGTCGCAATTTTCTCAGCAGTGACAGCACCTGCGTTAATTTTTATGGCCGTTACAGCGTTCGTATTGATCTTTTCTGCCGTGATTGCGCTAGTTGAAATATGTCGAGCGATAATTGCATTAGTGGAAATATTATCTGCAGCTATAGTATTGGCGGCTATCTCATTCGCGGTTACAGCATTGGTTGATATATGCCGTGTGATAATTGCATTTGTGGCTATTTCATTAGCCGTAATGGTTTGCGCATTGATTTCTCTAGCTGTAATGGTGTTAATAGCCAAATCATTCCCAACAATGCTTCCAGCTTGAATCTGCGTTGTTGTAATGCTTCCGGCTTGGATTGATCTTGCCAAAATGGTGTCAGCTCGAATTTTCCCGCCGTCAATTTCAACCGTGTCTTGCCACTGCCAATCAGAAAGCAGATCCTCAACCTCTCGAATGTCCGCCATTGCATCATCGATTCGTTTTTGTGCATCTAGGAAATTTTGTTCGGCTGACTTCAAACGCTCATCCAATAAAGGTAGCGAGACAGTATTCAATTCATTCAACGCAAGCTCGTTATCGATCAATTTCTGCTCAAGTCCCGGCAACTTAACGGTGGTGAGTATGTCCATTTCAACTTCAAGCTCTTTTAACCGGCCTTCAAGATCCGGCAAAATGTTCTGCTTCAAATCATAAAGAAGTTGATCGTTCGCTGTCAGACGTTCATCCAGTTCCGGAAGAATCCGATCATTCAGATCATCCAAGATCCCTTCCAGTTCATCGAGGTCTTTCGTATTTGCCGTTTGGCCAAACACCTCGTAGCTAAATGGACCAGCGACACCGTGGTGATTAACTGCCCGAACACGGTAGTACCATTGCAATTTGGTTTCTGTACCGTGAGTATAGGCATTGACGTTTGTCGTACCTAGCAAGTTACTTGGTCCCGGAACAAAGCCTTTTTCTTGAGAGCCGTAAATTTCATATTCTCGAACGGTCAGTCCCTGCATATCCCAATGCAGAAGAACTTGGCTAAAACCACCATAAGCAACAAGATTTGTAATTGTGCCAGGTCTAACGTTGGCTATGTTTCCAGGGCCAATAATGGGCGGTCGATTGATCTGTTCCTCACGATCGCGATCCTGTTCTTTTTGGTTGGACCCCAATGTCGCTCTTGAATCGCCAATCTCAATCGATTCGTATTTATCTAACAGCACGTTCCAAACCGTCTGATTGATCTTCGCATTGACGTTGACACCTAGCTTGTTAAAAGCCACGGTGACGGTGTCATACAGCTCCAATTGCTCGAGCAGCCGATGTTGTTCCTCACCAGTCGCACTGTACAGATCCGCAAACTTCACTTTCAGATTTACACGAGGCAACCCGACCTGATTGCTAGAAATATAGTACTGAGCGAACTGGCGTAACTCTGCGACCGTTTGAGGGTTGCGGCTACTGAGATCCACTGTCTGTACCCGACGTTCCGGAAACTTGTCGACATGAGAACTATCTAGAATGACTTCCGGAAGAACTAACTCACTGGCACCTTCTTCATTTGCTCGAGCATAAGGTCGTATTGATGTGTAGGTACTTTCGATTGATTCTTCTTGCACGAGATCCACTAAGTTCTTGCCATAAGCAATGACGACACCAGTATCTCTTCCACCGTTTCGCATCAAGCGGATCTCGTTATTATCAAAAATATATTCACCATTGTAATTTTGAAGTATCGAACCTTCCTTCCCACCTAATGCTTCCGCAGCACTTTCAAAGTGGCCAACTTCGGAAAAGTCCATGGCAGTAACGGTCGTCAGATCGGTAAACACGGTAAAATCACGCTGAGGAACTAAAAGAGCGCGCCACTGATTCAACGCTTCTTGCGCCGAAATAGCGGTGTGCTTCTGTCCTTTGTTTAGTGCTGTTTTTTCGGTTAAAAGTGAAATATGATCACATTTAATAGAAATAATGCCGTGTTGAGGTTTAGTAATCTTAGTGATTTCAAATCGTTGTCGCTTCGATCGAGTACCCGGACCAACATCAACTACTACTTTCTTCCCTTTTTTCAACTGAGAAAATAACTGTCCGTTGATTGGATAATTAAAGGTTAGATATGGAAATTGATTTCTATGTCTTACAGCCAATACGCTGCTTGCTTCATTCAATAACCCTAGACCGAGCGTGCTGTAATCGTTATTCGATTCATTGTAAAGAATTGGCACACTCATATCGCAATCGACCTCCATCTTGGTGTAATTGTTACCTGTGTGATTTGTGTAGTGAATGAAATGGTATTAGTTCCTGGTCGCAGCTGCGGAACATGGTACCCATCGTTTTGCATCAAGATCGCACTTGATATATTGACTGTGCCATCACGATACGCTGTCCCTAACTCACTATCGATCGTAATCATGCCAGCACCGGCAGCTCTCAGAATTCGAAACTGCCGACCATTAATGGTCAGGGACGCATCTGCCGTCCCACTGTATCGAAATTGGATTATCGGCAGTGATGGAATCGATTCAGGATTGTCTAGTGTACGTCCGGATAAAAGGGAAACAGCTGTTTGACCATCCAACCGATACATTACTGGCTTGCACTGAAAAGGCAACGCTAAGTCAAAATGATCACGCCAGCGATCGAGAATTCGAACTTGCGAATGAAAGATGCCTTCGTAGAAGTATTCCGAATCCTCAGAAAAAAGAAGCCGACTGTATCGCTTTGGTTCCTTCAGCCAGTGCGTAATTTCTCTGACTTGCTGAAAAAGCGACTTGTCTGCTTCTTTCCTTAATTCCATCGGAAATGTTTTGATGATATCTTTTTCTCGTTCATTGTCGTAAATGATTGCCCCTTGTCGACCATCGACCTCATCAAATCGCAAATCTGATTCAGGAATCGTCAACTCCATCTCATTAAGGAGGTAGAGATTCTTGTCGATCGACTTATGGCCATTAAATTCAAAATAGGGTTGTACAGCTTTCACTCTAATCTCCTCCTCATTTCATCTGCCGTGTGTTCTGCGAGTAATTCCGACAATTCAGCAATATCTAATTTGTCATTGATTGTGATCTCATCAAAATGAATATCGATATGTGGCGTATTATGAATGGTTTGATTGGTGGTAATTGATTCACTCCTACCTGCTGGCAACGATACGCTAAACCCAGCGTTTCCTGCAATCGCAATCGACTCGGCTTGGATATTCGGCAAGACAAGCTGGGCACCTAAATCCTCAATGGCATCTAACGCTAAATGCTTGAATCGCTCAATCCCTTCGCCAATACCAGCAGGAATCCAACGTCCCACATCCATCTCCATCACTTTGGATGGTGAATTGATATCTAAGGCTCGTTGCATCGTTTGTGCCACTTGATTAGCGATGGAAGCTGCAGTGCTAAGAACTTGGGCTTGCCCGGCAATCAAACCATTATTTAAGCCAATCATAGAGTTTTGGCCAATGCGATAAAACTGATCAGGTAGATGATTCATTTGATTAGGCATTTGTTGTGCACCCTCACGGATAATGTCAGTTGCACCCCGCATCCCCTCACGATAGGCCTGATTTGATTCACGCATGGCTGCTGTGGCAATCTTAGGAAGACTTTGTAACGTTTTATCTATTTCCTTAGTCAGTTTTTCAAAAACTTCCTGCATTTTTTTAGATCCCTCATTGGACGCTCTGACCATCTCTTCCGTCATTTTATTGATTTCAGAAACTGCCTGAAGGGCGGTGTCAGCGATACCTTGGCTTGTGCCTTTACCTACCTTTTCTCCATGCTTTTGGTATTCTTGTTGATTCATGTGTGTGGAAATTTCATTTCCTGGTACTAGTGCAATTTCTTTTGCTGCTTTTTGGACAGCTCCTTGACTATCCTTTATTCCTTTAGCAGATCCGGCACCAACATCTTGACCATTTTTATTGTAATTACTAGCAGTCATTTCGTTGTTTAAAATATTTTCTGGAACCATCGCAATCTCTTTTGCTGCAGATTCTACTTGTGATTTTCCTTCACGTACACCTTGACTTGTTCCTTCACCAACAGGATGCCCCAGAGAAATATATTTATCGATCCCCACGGTTTCTCTAATCGTTTGTTCCGGAACATTAGCTACTTCTTTAGAAGCTTCTTCCACCGAAGTAATATTATCTAAAATTCCTTGCCCCAATTTTGTTGGTGGTGCTGCACCCATTGAGGTATAGTCAGTTTGTTCTAATTGAGGGCCCATCACTCTCTCTGGCGTTTGAGCAACTTCCTTTGCTGCTTCCTCTACTTTGGGGGTTGCTTCTACCATCCCATCCCCAATTTCTTCGACAGGTTGACGTCCCCACTGTGCAAAGTCTCGCCCCTCTGTTCCTCTCCGTAAAGATGCCTCACTTTTTTCTGGAATTAATCCAAATTTTTCAGCAACAGTTTCCGTTTCTTCACCAACGATATTCCCCATACTCGCCATCGCTTGCTTCATCGTTGCATCCGCAGTCCCATTTAAATCACTAATGTGCTGTTGTGCTGTTTCTGGTAATTTACCTAATTCAAGATCTAAATTTTCAACAAACCACGCCGATTGTTCAGCTGACATTTTTGGTAGGTCCTCCATATGAAGACCCATTTGTTCCAGCAGTTTTTTTGTATGTTCTCCACCTAACTCCGCTAATGAACTAAGATTTAACCCCATCTCATCTACCATCTGTTGCGTTTGTAATGCACCTGCTGGACCTAATTTTTCAAGTTGCATAATAATGCCATCATCTACACCGGCTTTCGCCAAAATGGCAACATTGGTCGACCACGTTCTCATAGCTTCAGCATTTTTTTGTAGATTTTCCTTCATTTGATCCAAGCTTATCGCTTCTTGTTGTTCAATCTGCTTAAAAGCATTCCCTGATTCTTCTACCAGCTTTTTGTACATGCTATTCATAGATTCCAAGGCAGCTTGTTGTGCATCAGATAGAACATTCCATGAAGTAATCATCTGAGAATTAGCTTCTGAGACTGTCTCTGCGACTGCTCGTCTTTTCTCTTGCTCCTCCGTGTACAATTGATTTCGTTCAGATTGATTTTCAACAAGTAAACTTTGAAGTTCATCTTCCTTCTGAGACAGTCCTTCCAGCGATTCTTTGACTTTTTTCTTTCCATCCACGCCAGATTCTGAGGCTTCTTGCTCCAATCTCATACGTTCTTTGGCTACTTCAGTTAATGAGGATTCAATGTCTGCAGCTTCTTGATTCAACGTCTTTTGTCGTTCGGTTAGCCGATTGACTTCTTCCATTCCTTTAGAAGCTTCAATTCGTTTGTTTATTTCTTCTGTGGTTGCATTAAGCAGGCCTGTTTCTTCGTCGTAAGAGAGATTTAGACCAGTCACTGAATTATTCAGTTCATCAACTGTATCAGCCATCAATTTTTTATCCGCAGCCGATTTATCTTCAATTGCTGAAAGCCTTTGTAATTCAGCTGCTAGATCCTTGTTTCTTTCTGTATTCGACTCGATCACTTTAGCTTGTGATTCAAATTCTTTTGCACTGGACTGGGTTGACTTTCCGACATTATCTAGATCGTCTTTTAATCCATCTAATTCACTTGCTAATTCCTTAGTTTTTTTTCGAGCATTAAAGAAGTTCATTCCCATCTTGGTAGCTGCGTATCCTGCTGCACCTAACGCCACTACCCCTAGAGCTAATGCAGGATTTAGTATTAATGCTTTAGCTACCCCAAGTGCTTTTGTAGCTGCTACAGAAGCATTAGTTGCAATAGCATAAATTTTTTGTGCTGCAATTGCACCTTTAAGTGAAGCCGCATTGGTTGTATTAGCTCCTGACGCCAACTTAGTTGCAACTGTATTAACATTTGTAGCCATTGTGGCAGCAGAAGTAGCTCCAGTTAAATATTTCAACATTTGGATAAAACTTGTTGTTCCTATAGCTACTTTCTGTACAATAAGTAGTCCACCAAATGCAGTTCCTAATCCGATAATCACTGGTGAAGCCGTCACAGCTGCGTTCTTCACAGCAATAACCCCACCGGTCATCGTATCAACAGCCGAAACAACAGGAGGGATTACACCAGCAATCCCATTTAGCGCACCTTCAAATGTTTTACCAAATCCTTGGATGTTTTCTTTCATCGAGCCAAAACGTGTTTCTGAGAATGCCTCGTCCATAGATGCGATAATATTTGCTGTTCCTCGGCTTGTTGCAGTAGCCATATTGGCAAACGATCCTGCCCAAGTATCCCCAGCTTGTTGAGCCATCCCAGAAACCGATGTGAATTCATTCCCACCATCACGCATAGCCTGTTCAACCGTATCAAAAAACTCATTGGCACTAATTTCGCCATCACGCAACGCATCACGAATACTTTGCATACTCATACCAGTCGCATCTTCATAGATTTTCCAAGGATCTACTCCACGGCGAACCATACGATCCATTTGCGCCATATTAACGCTTCCGGTTGCTCGCATCTGGATCATTGCATCCATCACATTATCCATTGTTTCTGCAGCGCCATCACCATACATGGCAACTGCATCACCCCAGATTTGATAACTTTTTGTCGATTGTTCTAATGAACCATTTTGCATCACTAAGCGCTGCACGGTCTGAGCCGCACTATCAAGCATATAGTTTGTACCAACTACAACATCTCGAACGCCTTCCATCCCTGCAGCTGCTTCTTCTGAGCTGCTTGTTAAACGGGTCATCGTATTTTCAAAGTTATTCAAAGTATCAATACGACCAAATGCACCATCTAATGAACCTTTAGCCATCGTTAGTGCTGTAGTTGCTCCTTTTGTGATCAACATCGCTGCACTTAGTTTGCCCACAGAGCCTGTTAACAAATTGGCTTTTGGCTCTGGTTGAGAAAAGGAGGTACTCATTTTAGCACCAGACTTTTCTGCTTCATCACCTAATGACGTAAGATCCTTTTTCATCGCATCAACCGCATCACTGACAGTCTTCGCTCCGTCTTTGGAACCAGCTTCTAAACTAGTCGCAATGCTCTTTCCTGCCTTAGTTGCTGATAATTCAACAGGAGGAACCATCTGCGCAGAGGACTTTTCTATTGATCCAAGAGCGCTAGCTGCTTGCTTGGAACCTGCTTCAAACGAATTACCGATGCTTCTACCTGCCTTAGGTGACGTCGCTTCAATACTGGCTAACATGTTACTGCTTGATTTCCCGATACCATCTAAAGCGCTAGTCGCCTCTTTGGCACCAGATTGAAAGGAGCTACCAAGCTCTTTACCAATTTTAGGTGCAGAAGATTCCACAGAAGAAACCAAGCTTGTGACTGATTTAACGACACTATCATTGGCCTGATTGGCATCTTTGGCGCCAGAATCAAAGGATTCACCCATGATACGTCCCGACTTAGCTAGTTCAGTGCTCGTTGTGGCGGTTAAATCCGCCACTCCTTTAGCCACGCTATCTGTTGCGGTATTAGCGGCCTTAGATCCCACTTCGAAGTTTTCGCTTAATGATTTCCCAGCTTTGACAGTAGCCGTATCAGTCGATCTTCCCAAATCAGTCATCGACTGTTCAACTGAATCTACTGCTTGATTAGCAACTTTCGCTCCTGTCTCAGTATTGGCACCCATATTATTACCAATTTTTTTTGTAATATCATCAGCATTTTTTCCTAACTGTCCAAAGTTTTTTTCAATTGAACTTATTACATTAGGAACCTGCTTGGCGTCGACATCAATCAGAATACTTATTTTGCCATCTTTAGTCATTATCTTCCTCCTCTCTATCCGTATTTAAGGCATAGTATCTTTGTAAATCTGTCATATCTCGCTTATATTTTTCTGAATCATTATTTCCTGGTTTCCAAGCTCGAATCTGCATAATTCGTTTAAGTGGAGTGTCTGAAGGCAGATTATGTAAAAGAGCTCTAAATTTGGACCAAGTTAGTATTCCCTGTTTATCAATTAAATCGATGTTATATGCTTGGATAAAAGAAGCGTAAATAGTCTCTGCATCCGCAGATATATCTATTAATTGTTCGTGCTCTTCCACAGAAAGTGGCTCTCCGTAAAAACTATATTTAATGAACGGTGGAACTTCCTTATGAATAAATTGGTCGTAAATAAATACCCATAGACTAAGTGCATCCTCAGATTGATAGCAACCTTCTCCAATTAATAAGTCTAGACATAGACAAGCTTTCTCATAATCAGTGAATATTGCCTCGTTTAACACATCAAAAGCATCTAATACAATATCAAATGACAAATTAATCAAATACTCACGTTCTTTATAAAAAAAGGAAGTGACTTCTGGGTCATTTAACCTCATGTCACCACCTACTTTTTATTTGCTACTTTTTGCTTTTTCTTGTTATGAAACTCTTTGGTTAACTTTTCTGCTGCAAGCTCTCTATCCTTTTGTCTTTTTTTTGCTTGTTGTTCGACTTTTTTAGCAATAGCTTTGATAGTTGGTTCATAAGCACGTTCAAGTGCATCGAAATCTGGTACACATTCATATAATTTTTCAAATGTTCCTTTACCAAAGAAAAAATCATATTGATATTCAAGAGTCCCTTTAGCATGTTCTATGACTATTTCAACATTAGTTTCGTGGATAGAATCTTCTTTAAGTTTTTGTTCGTATATGTCGAATTCCTCATAGTTTTCTTCTACAATAATTC